GAGAATCAGAGAGCAATCGTTTTTAGAAGCAAAAAGAACCGACTCTAAAGAAGAGCCTATTACAATTCTTTGCATGTTTATCGTCTTCATCTTTTACTCTCTTTATTTTGCGGTCTAATATTCTCTTGTACTTCAAGACTTTTTTGGCGTATCTTATTCCGGATGGGTTGGGGCTATCTCCTTTGCATCTAAAGCCAGCATTGTAGCCACATAACCCAACATTATATCGACCTTTACCATAGGAATACAACCAATAGTTCAGCATTTCGGACCCAACTCGTATGCTGGTTACTGGATCTTTTAGCTCATCACAAGTTAGCTTCCTGTCTCTATTGCTGTATTTCTTTGTGTACTGTGGCATTACCTGAGTTAGTCCACAAGCACCGGCATAACTAACAACATGGGGCTTCCAGTTGCTCTCTACGGCGATCAAGGCTACAAGCAGGGTTGGATCTACTTTGTTTTTTTCCGACTGCTCGACAACATGATCTGCATATTTACAGACAGTATTTGAGTTTGGAAATATTGACAGCCCCGTCGCTGCAAGGCATATTAGAGATGCGACAGTCATTTACGCTTCTGAGAAAGCACCTAAGACGTAGTTTTCTTGCACAAGAAAATAGTTATGCCCATCGTGCTTAATTTCTTTTACCATGCTTTGTTCAGCAATAATGACATCACCCAATTCAACATCTAAAGAGCAATCCTCAGAGTCAGCGATCAAGCGATAAGCGCAGTACGTCTCGCTCGTTGGTTTATAGTCCTCTGGAAGAAGCACCCTCGTAGGTGCTTCTTCTGTTTCAGATTCAATTTTTTCTACTAATAAATGCCGGTTACATGGATAGAAACTCATTTACCCTCCTTATTTTGTAACAGTCTTCGAGACACGCTCATAGAAGTCCATCAACTGATCCATGTCGGTGTCACCTTTCAAGAGACGATAAGCCTTTACAGCCATGCTAATCTCTTCTTTTGTGAGCCAATCGTTTTCAATATAGTTGGCTTTGAGATCCCTCTTGTGTTCTTTTAGAGGCTCCATCTCATCTTCAATTGCTGCCATAGCTTTGATATAGTTTGAGATGTGTTGTTCCTTTTGAACCACTTCTCCTTGCTCTGCTACAATTTCAATTGCTGGTACTGGTTTTCCAAACATATTTTCTCCTTTATAGTTCAGTTGTATAAGTACCTTTTCCCATAGGCACTGATGCGGTCCAGCCAGAAAACACTTCTTCGTTTTGACGAAGGTCTCCCAGTGTGACCTTTACGGTGGCAGTAACAGTACAAGAACCTTCCTTGTAATCCCACTGCTCAACAGTTCTTTCAATAAAACTGTCCATATCCATATAGTTAGAAGTCAAAAAATTACCAAACTTCTCGGTAAATCCTTCGCTTCCAACCTCTGTTCCTTCCATAACATCAGTAAGATCTGATTCCATATAATCTGGAACAGAACTCATGATGGGTTCATTACCATAGTTAGACAAAACGCTCACACCACTATTGATTACTTCAACCAAAGTTTCTACTGTGCTTGTGTTTTCTACTGCCCATTGCTCAAATTCATCATCACAATGACGACCCTCGTAAGCATCACTATAAGTGAGTGTTACCAAAGTATCGTCGCTTCCTTGAACATCTTCCAATTGACTCATTGTTTTCTCCTTTATTTACACAAATGTTTTTCACACAAACGAAATTCTTCTAAACTTAAAAATTCATACACACGCTTTTGACATCTTCTACATTCAAAGGTCACGCATATCTTATCACCTCCAGAAGCACGAGGCTCTCCTGCCGAAAGCCAATAATGTTCATCTTTCCCGTAACATTTCGTCGTCTTATTTACTTTTGATACGAATTGTTTCAAGTTCATTTTCAAACCTCTGACTTATAATAGTCATTTATACCAGAAAGTCAAGCACTTTTTTACTTTATTTCGCACCCGCCTGCTCCACAAGCAATCTCCCCTGAGAGGTCAGTGTTGTCGTCAAGTTCTACAACTTTGGTCAAGTCAACCTCGGTTAGTGTTTCCAACATAGCCTCGTAGGTTTCCTTGGAGCAGTCTTCAAATGGTGCTTGCTTGTAAGTTCCGCCGTCGTGATTGAGAACAGAAAGACCATTGTAGACATCTCTGTTTTCCCACATCCATTCACCAACATCAGTCCATTCGGTATCCTTGATAGAAATAGTGGCTGATACATTGTGTGTGTTCTGACCTGTTCTAGTTCCCGGCTTGACCCACTCGCTACTAATCTTTGCTACTCGCCTAAGCAATTGAAGAGCACTCTCGGTTCTCATAATCGCATCTTCTGGTGCTTTTTGTGGAACTGAAATGACTGCTGTATCGTGCGGTCGGAAGTATTCATCCTCAATCATCTCTGGGTGATAGAGAGACAAGTAAGTATAGATTGCTTCTCCCTTGCCTACACGAAGTCGGCGAATATAGTAGTCGTTGTGCCAAGCGTGAATGCCGCTGGATGTCCCCAAGGTAAGGGAAGTTGTACCTGCTGGCTTGACTGTGGTTGTTCTGGCTGCTTTATTGACACCGATTAGTTTAGCAACCCTCTCGTTTTCCATCACAACAACCTTAGAAGCCTCGGTTGTGTCTAGGTTGAGAACCTTGCCCGAAGCAATACCAGTCATACTTACGCCGATAAGTGCTTCTTTTTCTGTGGTTCTTCGCCAAATATCACGCAGGTAGTGGAAGTCGGTGTAGCCTGCTTGTAGTGTGCCGATAAAGGCAGCGGCTTTAACTCTCAAATTTAGTTCATGTTGATTGTCTACGTCACTTACATTCACCTCTGTTAGATTACAGAACTGGTAAGGACGGAGTGCGATTTCGCAGCAAGGATTCGTTCCCCAGTCTTTATCATTAGAAAAATAAAATCCCGGTTCTCCACTACCTGATTCTTTTACTCGCTCCCAAAGATCTTGGAAGTATTCTTTGGTGATGCGGTGGCGAAGGAGCACAACAGAGTTGTTTGCTCTACCTCGCTGCGGGGCTGTCTCCCACCAGTTTCCTGTCTTGGCAGCAATCATTTCTTGGTCGTCAGCAGAGAATAGAGAGATGAGAGCAGCACGACGAATACCACCAGCCAATACTGCGTCTGCGATGTGGCAGATCATATCGTGGGCTTCAATGGTGGTCAACTTGTCGCCAGTTTCCTTAGCCTCAAACATACCTTGGAGTTTTACCAAGCATTCTTTGAGAGGCTGTGGTCCGGGTGCCTTACCGCCAGAAGTAACAAGGCGAGCACCTTTTGGGCGAATGTCTGAATAATCAAAGCGAAGTTTAGATCCGCCAAAGAAATAAGAGCGAACCAAAGCCTTGACAGCATCAGCCCAGCCTTCGATGGAATCGTTCACCAAAAAACGACGGCTTCTTTTTGAAACTGGCTTTTGGATTGCTGGCAGTTTTTCTACATGGTGCTTTTGAACGCTGTACCCCACGCCAGTTCCGCCAAGCAAAAGAAACATAATTTCACCGAACACTTGCCAATCATCAATAGGTGCGAAGGCACAGTTGTAAATACGGTTAGGTGCTACTTCAATCGGTTTACCACCAAACTGCATTGAACGCATTGATGGGAGCACCTTTTTATTATAAACCATTTGGTAAGCAGCTTCAATCTCTTCTGCTAACTCTGGGTATTTCTTTTGGTGCATTGCTTTATTTCTATCGACAATCTCTGCCCAAGTTTCTCGTCGTTCCTTTTCCGGGAGGTAGCGAGCATATTTCATGTGGACTGTGATGTCCGATAGAATATCTCTTGCTACTTTATCTTTATCTGTCATCTATTATGTCTCCTTTTTTTTCCATTCTTTGTAGTTTTCTTTCAACAGCTTCTCTTGCTTTTTAGCAGAGTTTACAGCAATGTCAGCGATGGTTTCCCCTGTTGGTGGTAACACTTTAATTCTGACATTACCCGTGTTCATGTATATAGGATAGATTAAACCATCTGGACCATTTCTATTTTTCGCAACAAACACTCTTCCCGAATTTGTGTTTTTATCTTCAATAGTTCGAGATAAAGAAAAAATAAAATCTGCTACAAAACATTTGTTGAACGCCTCTGAAATCGACTCCATTGTAATGACTTCTGCGTTCAATCCAGACCGGTTCGTCTGGCTAGCGGTATAGCAAGGGCAATTAAACTCTTGAGCCAATCCTCGCAGGTGTTCATATATTCTCTCTAGTTCAATTCTCTTCTCTTTGTGTATGACATTCGGTTTCAACAAATCACCGTAGTCTACAATTATCATGTCTACATCGATATCTCTTTTTCTCAACTTTTCCAAGTGAATTTTTAGATCGTTTGGGCTGGCTGATTTTGTCGGATACTCCTTGATAATCAACTCACCGGGGAGGTCAGTGATCTTCTCATATACTTCTTCTTTCATGGAGAATAAGTCCCCCATCATGATCCCAGTAATACAGCTATCGTATCTCTTTCCAATAACCGTCGAAGCCAACTCTAAAGTATAATGAACAACTGTCTTTCCTTGCTTGATTGCCTCTGCACCCAGATGCACCAGAGCCATAGATTTACCAGCACCAGTAGGAGCAATAACAACTCCAAGCTCCCCTTTGCCCAAACCACCTTGCGTTAGCGCATCGATCTCCGTCCAGCCTGTGGAAACAGGATCTCGGGCTTTTATCTGAAAGCGCTGTTCAAAGTCAGCTTTATAATCATAGCCAAAGTTATTGTCACTTCCCAACTTCAACGCTTGATTGAGCACATCGCTGATCTCATCAAAGGATGACTTCTTCAAAAGCTTTACAGATTCCATCATTGCTTCTTTTAGCTTTTGTTTTTTACAAAAGTCTAAAGCAATTGATTTGATATATTCCTGCTCCCGAATGTCGGGAGGGTTATTATATATTCTAGCAAAGTAATCTCTGACTTGCTTTTTGGTTGCATCATTCTCTTCTTCAAGCTCAGTTCTAAGAATTGAGATTAGAATCTTATTCGTTGGGTGAACCCCATACTTTGCTCGATAGTCAAAAATCTTTTGGATAAACACTTGCAGATATCTGAACTCAAAGAAGTCGAAGTTCAAAACCTCGTGCATTTGGTCAGAGAAAGAGCGGTCTTCAACGATAAGTTGAGCCAAGTCCTCTTGAAATGTTTTACCAAATTTAGAAAAATCTACTTTTTCCATTTAGCCTCTTACCATCCTTTTGGATGCGGTGAATAGGTCAGACCAATCGTAAGCACCAAAGCCATCTTCGTTCATCATACAAACAATGCCGGTCTTGTTGAATTCATATTCAAAGTCTTCGACTGCGGCTCTGATTGTTTGCTTCCCTTGGATGTGAATGCTTGGAGCATAAAGTTGCATTAGTTTGTAATTGTCTCTTATTAGATCAATATTGTCAACGATTGAACTATAAACCTTTAGTTTCTCATCTTGTCTCTCTTTACAATAGTCCAGCAAAAAATTAATATCACAAACTTTCTCATCTGCAAAGAAAGGAAATCTCTTTGCGACTGTTTTCATACCAACACCCGGAACTCCCGGTAGATTGTCACTTTTGTCACCAGAAAGGGCTCGGGCTAATGCAAAGTTTACCGGATGTATGCCGTACTCTTCCAAGATCCTTTTTGAGTTCAAAAACACCTTTTGTATTGGTCTAAAAAGAATAGTTTCTTTGTCGCACAACTGAATAAAATCCTTATCGCTGGATACAATTACTTTTTGCCAGCCTTTGTACTTTTCCATTTGTACACAATAACCAATTACATCATCAGCTTCTACGCTATCTATCATGATCTGTGCTATGGGTAAATGATTCAAATATTCTGTTAGTCTTGTCTGTTGCCAAATCTTATTTTCTACTTCTTCAGCCTCGCTAAGATTTCGGATTTGACGATTGAGTCTAATTGGCTTACGTCCAGATTTATAATCTTTCTTTATCTGTCGGCGGCGTCGTGACCCACCTGCCCCGTCCCAAGCAATAACAACAGAATCTGGTCTCATTTCTCTGATTAGCTTTTGTGTCATTTTCAAAAAACCTTTGATGCCGCCAATGGGCTGTCCGTTAGTTGAAAGGCTTGGATCTACAATATACGCTCGATACAGCATGTTCAATGCATCGATAAAAATAACTCTTTTACTCATTGCCACCTCATAAAAAAACCTCAGACAGTTTATTCTATCTGAGGTTTCAAGTCAAGCGAAATTTGCTCCATTAATGATATTTAGCGTATTTCTTTTTCTTGTGCTTGTAGTTCTTGTAAGAGTTGGTTTTCTTCAAATGCTTTTTATAAGAACCTTTATGATACACCTTTTTTGCTTTGTTGTAGTGGTGCTTGTGAATCACTCTTGTATTGTGACTGTGGTGCTTATAAATAACCCTGTTGTGATGGTAGTGCTTATGCCTTACTTTCACATATCTAGGATGATCGTATGAAGTGTAGTAGACCACCCTCTTTGGGTACTTCTTATAAACAACATAATAGTCATCATCGTAAGGGTCGCAATCAACATACGTTGAGTGTCCAAAAGCGCAACCAGAAACAAACATCAGAAACAAACTCATCAGTATGATTTTCTTCATTTTTTTCCTCCTTATAATAGTTAGACGAATAAAAGAAGTTTTTATTCATCTTTTTCTTCATAAAAGTCACTGGCATTGCCCTGACGATTATCAAACTTCATGACAACCTCTTCGTCCATAATCTGGAGAACCCGTTGTTTGAACTTATCACTCTGAAGCTTTTCAGCCCATTTAGCGGCTTGGAACTTCTCAGTATTCCCGTCTTCATATACAAGCTCATACCAAGCGCCAGACTGTCTCAGGTTGTCAGAAGACTTGATAGCTTCAAGCCAACTTTCTTCATCTTGAACCCCGATCTCATCACCCCAAAGAATCTTGAAGTTGCATTGCCGACCTTGTGTTCCAAACCTGCTTTTCTCTAACTTGACCTTGACTTCTGACCCAATGCGAAAGCCTTTATCGTCTACAATAAAAGACGCTTTTGCTTTACGCCCTGTCAGCCAAACTCTGAGGGAGTAAGCATAAATCATAGCTTTGCCACCCGGAGTCATGTAAGGTGTTGTCAAAGCCTCGGATGGGCTTCGAGTAATGTTAGTCTTCAACTGGTTTAGAACCAAGAAGGTTGATTGGCTGTTGGCAATTGGTACAGTTAGTTTGGACATACCTTTTGCCAAGATCCTTGCTTTTACTGCCATTGAAGAAAGTGGATCAAAGTCTCCTTCCACGTCGGATACAGAAGGTGTAAGAGCAAGAGAATCCCAAATGAAAAGCATACGATTTTCATTAGAGCCCAAAAGCTCCTCAATAGTTTCAAGTACAAATTCAACAGACTGAGCTTGAACATATAGAATAGTATTAACATCACAACCAGCCCTCTCCAAGAAGGTGGGGTCAATTGCAGACTCAGAGTCAAAATAAACAACATCAATGCCCATCTTTTGAGCATTCGCAGCCACTTGTGCTGCCATGTACGATTTACCTGTCGCCTCAAGACCTGCGATCTCTGTGACCTTTCCAACTGGAATACCTGCTAACTGACCCCTACAGATAATAGAATCGAGCCAACGTGAGCCAGTAGGGATCCAGTCTGTAACCTCCGTTGGGTTTTCTTTATTTAAGTTGTGCGCCACCTGCACACCAGCCTTCTTGTTGATAAGATTTCTCATATCATCAATAGAAAGCCTACCAGCTTTTTTAGCTCCCATTTTATCTCCTTATAAAAGAAGGCGGGGGTTTCCCCCCGCCACAAGTTAGCTCAATAGTTCATTGAAAGCATCATCAACAGAAGAAGACTCATCTGCCTTCTTATATTGAGTGACTTCGGTCGTTTCTTCTTCACCACCTTCAAGGAAGGTATCAAGAAGTTGTCCAACCTGTTCCGGGGTTTTACGCTCAAAAAGATCGTCAAACTCTGGAATACTCTCCATCAACTCAGCACACTTGTCGGGACCGTCCTGACAAAGCGGTGAAGAACGACGACGAGGCTGAAGCTTGGTTTGTGGGAATTGTGCTCCCGGTGGTTTACC